TGTATATATAGACCCTTCCAGCACAGATGCATATATGAAAGACGCATCTAATATTATTATTTCTAAACTCCATTCAGAATCACAGCTTATTGCTATGTATCCAGAATTGGAAGAAGTTATTAAGGAAGCAAACGAATCTAAAGTTGCCCCTTCTGATGATAGTGTAAGATATGGCCTTGAAGATCAAATGGTATCTAAAAGCGATATTGAATCTTCTCGGATGGGTACTAGGCACGACAGGCAGCTTGAAGTTATTGAAAGGCTTACAAAAATAAGGGTTCCCCATTATCGTGCCTATGATCCGAATACGGATAATGAAAAAATCATGACAGAAGTAGAATTTCAGGAATATTCGGAAAAACCAGCCTTTATTGTTTCAAATAAGAATACAGATAGAATTATTACTGACGATCTTGAAGTGCAGCAGTATCAGCAGATTCAAGAAGAATTTGGGAATGTATTTCATTTAATGATGAATGTTGTTACCGGTGAAGAAATGATGATGCAAGGAGAAGAGACAGAAACAGCTTTACCTGATACAACCACAATGTTGCAGCAAGTTACTTATGGTCAGCTGATTGAAAGGGGTGATATTATTGCTAATCAGATAGATATTACCCGTATTTACCAGATTGTATCTATAGGTGGAACATTATTATATGAAAATATGCTGCCATTGGAAGATTATCCAATAGTTTCATTTATGAATAACCATAATCGTAATCCATATCCCCTATCGGATGTAAGAATGGTTAAAGGGCTGCAAGAGTATATTAATAAGATCAGGTCTTTAATAGTAGCGCATGCTTCTTCGTCTACCAACGTGAAGCTATTAATACCACGTGGGTCTATGAATAGAAAGAATTTAGAAGAGGAATGGGGACGGGCAGGTACAGCAGTTATCGAATACGACCCAGAGCTTGGACAGCCTATCGTGGCAGGGCCGGTACCATTGCCGAATGAATTATATAAGAATGAAGCTGATGCTAAGGCTGATATAGAAAGAATTTTAGGTATTTATTCGCTTATGCAGGGCGATCCTTCAAATATGCCGCAGACATTTAAAGGTACTATTGCTCTTGATGAATACGGACAGAGAAGAATTAAGAGTAAAAGAGATGATATTGAAGAAGGATTAAATCAATTGGCAAAAGTAGTAATAGCCTTTATTCAGGCTACTTACAATACCCAAAAGGTTATTCGCCTTATTCAGCCTAATAATAAACCTAAACAATTAACAATCAATGAGCCTATGTATGATAATATCTCAGGAGAGTTCTTAGGAAGGCTTAATGATGTAACGGTTGGCAAATACGATATTGTGGTAGTATCTGGTTCCACATTACCGTCTAACCGGTTTGCTCGCTTTGAATATTACATGGAATTGTATAAATCTGGACTTATTGACCAGATTGAAGTATTAAAGCAGACAGAAGTTGCAGATATGGAAGGTGTAATCAACCGTTCCAGTAAAATGAAACAACTTACGTCACAGGTTAGCAGCCAACAAAAACAGATAAAAGATTTGTCTGGAGACTTGCAGACAGCCCAGCGTGAGCTGGTGCATGCGAGACAGCGTGTAGAAGTAGAAAAATTCAAGTCAGACCTGAAAGAGTCTTCTAATCGTGCTGATATGGCTACCCAGCTTTATAAGTCACGAACTGAAGATGAATTAAAGAAGGTCAAAGGCGTTGTTGCTGAGCAAGAAGCTACAAACAACGAAATAATCCCATTGGAGGAATAATGGAAAACCAAACCGCAAGTAATGCTGAGACTCAGAGCCCAGAGGTAGAACAACAGAATACTCTGTTTACTGCCGAGCAACCCAATGCACGGCCTGAGCCTTCAATTACCCAAGCCCCACTAACCGTGGAACAACCAGAGGTTCAAACTGCACAGGGCAGTGAAGTTGCTGAAGCTCAAACAGAAGAAGAAGCATTGGGAAAAGACGACCCTCAAAGAATGGCTTATTGGCAATCACAGGCAGATAGAGCCAAGAACGATAATGCTCGGATGGCGCAAGAACTGGATATGTATAAAACAGCTCTAGCCCAACAACCGCAGCAGCAATCGTTGTCCAATGAAATCCCTCAACAGCCACAAGATGATTCATTGAAGGAGCCTATGCCTCCCGAAAAGCCGCTTAATTACAACGAGGTCGACGCATATAACGATCCTGAGAGTGATTCGTTTAAATTTAGACTTCAAAAAGAACGATTTGTCGATGATCGATACGATTACCTGAAGAATCTTGAACATTCAAGAATACAGGAAACTGAATCGATGATGGCACAACAACAGGAACAGCAAATGGTATCACAAGCTTACAATCATGTAAGAAGTGCTTACAATTGGTCTGACCAAAAAGCTAGTGGATTCATTAACTGGGCTTCTGATCCCAGAAATGTTTCTCTAGATGTTCTTGCGAAGCTATTTGATCTAACGAATGCTCCCACACCCAAGCAAGTACAAGTAAATCAGAAAATGGCAGAATATAACCAACAGGCCGAGGCATTAAAGGTACCTACCACGACTGCAGTGCAGACTGGTACGGCTCACCCTGAACCCAATGACGCCGATATGTTCAATGCTGCTTTACTTGCTCATAGTAAAGTTAGGAGATAGTTAATTATGGCTATTGCAACTCTTACTGGGTCTGGAGTACTATATACTGATCGGCGAGATTTCTACATTAGCCCTCAAGTTGTAAAAGAACTATGGACTGATGTGGCACCGTTTACTACGGTAGTCGCTAGTCGAGAAACTCGTACTCCCACTGACCCCTTGTTCAAAATGTTTGAACATAGAAACCCATGGGAAAACCAACGCTTTGTAGCAAATGAAAATCTTGCTGCCCAAGCCGCTGATGATACTGAATCAGACGACATGGATATCGATGGAATTGTTGGTTTACCCTCTACAGCAGACAGTAGCTATCTTGGACTCGAATGCGAAGTCTGGGATACTACCGAAGCCACACTACGTGGACATGTAGTAATCACAACTGTAACAGATGGTGACACGATTAAATTCAAAAATCTTGGAACCGCATCTATTGACGTTGCAGATAACGATGTTTTCATCGTTGTCGGTAATGCACATGGTGAAGGTACAGTTGCTGCTAATGCATGGGCTGACGAACTGAAAGTCGTGTGGAATAGCACACAGATTTTCAAAACACCTCTGGAAATCACCGGGACATTAGAAGCCGCCGCACTTCGTGGCGAATCTTCTGAGCTTGCTCGTTTGAGATTACAGAAATCACAAGAACACAAGATGCAGAAGGAAAAAGCATTCTTGTTTGGTGGTTCCCCAATTGGAACTGGACTAGCTGACTCTCGTGACGGAACTACCGCTGAATCTTTTACAGATGGCGGAAGAACTGACGCAAATAGCAACAGAGTTCGTACTACAATGGGACTTGTAACCGCAGTTATCAAATATGGTGATACATCTGGCGATGATCAAAGTGTATTCACTGTATCTGAAGCTACTTATGGCTACGGCAATTTCGTGGATGATATGGAAAAAGTTTTCCAATACGTTCCTGAAAGCGGAGCTAAAATAGCATTTTGCGGTTCTGGTGCCATGAGTTATTGGTCTAAAATGGACGGTGCTTCTGGTCTTGCAGGTAATTCTGCATGGAATATCGATATAGGCCCATCTGAAAGAAATTCTTTGGGCTTCAATTATCGTCAACTGGAAACTCCTCATGGAGTTATTCATATGGTACCGACACCCGCACTTCGTGGCCCATATAATAAATATATGGTAGTCGTATCAGATGAAAATCTGTTCCATTCTGTTTATCGTCCACCTGTTTATCAGGCTAACGTTAAAACAGATGACGCCTACGATGGCGTAAAAGATCAGTACATGTCCGATGAAGGACTTGGATTAACCCTGATTGAATCTCATAAGATATTCAAGATAACTGATTAAGGGGGCTAATAATGGCAAGACCTTATATTAAGGGCTCAAGCGCTGCTGTTCCGAGTAAAACTGCAAGTTTTACAATTGGAAAAGCTGACCATGGAAAGTCATTTATCCTATCTGGCGGAGCAGTTACTGTTACGCTGCCTACTATTTCAAGTTCTTTTAAAGGATTTGGTTGCCAAGTTATATCTGGCGATGATAGTGAGCATGTGATAAGTGGTGGTGCAAGTAAAATATACTACCATGGTAGTTATGGTACTGACCACGCAACACAAACCGGTAGAGACATACATGAAACAGTATCATCTCTTACATTAAATGCAGGTGCAATTAATGATACGATTGATATTCTTTGTGATGGTACAAACTGGTACTGTAGTGGTTCAACAAAAGCAACGGTAGACGCAAGTTAACAACAATTAGGGTGGGGGAGCAATCTCCCACCCATTGTTAAAGGAAAATAAATGGCTTTCATAGACCAAGTACAGGATTTAGTAGGGCAGACAGTATCAGATACTGGTGCCGTAACTAATTTTCTTACATCGACAGCTAGGGAGATTACTGATATTCTTCCAGATGATGTTCTTATTAAGAACGCTACACTGGATGTTACAGATAGCTCTAATCCATATGATGCATCAAATGCACGTATTCTATCCGTTGCAAGAAATGGAAGATATGCAACAGAAGTACCTTATGGTATGAGTTCATATGTTGCAGACAGCGGAAGTATATATGCTTCTAGCGCAAGAGACCCGGTATATTATTATCAAGGAAGCAGTATGTATGTTATACCTGCACCAAGTGGAGATTTTCCATTCCAAATATTAAAATTTGCTTATCCTTCACCATCACATAGTAGTGTTGGTATAGATAATTTTCCAGATAGCGCTGAATTTCCTGTTATCTTAGGAGCAGCCTCAAGAACATTAATGCATTTAATGGCAGAAGGATATTTTACTACTACTACTGCTATTACAACTGCGCTTACTTATTTGAAAGCTGCATTAGATCAGGCAGAAACAGCAGGTGATAAATTTGAACAAGCCGATACTGAATCTATTTTTGGTGACGAAGATACGTTTTTGACAGCGAACTCTACTTTAACAAAAGTGAAAGCCGCCCTTGATAGAGCTAAAGCTTATGTTGACGGTGATGAACCTTCTGCTACTACAGATGCTTATGGAGCATTGGCAAATGAAGATGTGGAAATAGTTCAAGCTGCGCTAGGTGTTGCGTCAACTGAAATGCAAAGAGCACAGGCTCACCTTCAGGAATGGACATCAATTGGTGATATGAGAGTTAAGGAAATCAACTCTGCTCTATCTGAAGCACAAGGATATGCTCAAGAAGCTCAAGTTAGAATGACAGAAGAGCAATCTAGATATAGTTGGATGGGAGAACAATACCAAAGATTGCAAGCTGAATATCAAAGAGAGCTTCAAAGATTAAGAGGACAGAAATGACCCAATTACAAATGGTAGAAATGGTTAGGCAGCATCACCCTAAGATATCTGAAACACAGATCAGGCTTTGGCTGAATCATGCCTTAGATGAATTTGCGAGGAGAACAAGAATTAAGAACGGTGCATTTACATTTAGTACTGCAGCCGATCAAAGATATTATGGTCTTTCAGACGATATTCTGGAAATAACATCCGTTGATTATGATGGATACGACATTCCAAGATTAGGGTCAAGACCAGAACAAAGAGATATAACTTAATGGCAGAACAAAGAAAATTCGCATGGTGGGCAGAGCGTGACGCAATTGCTATTGTTAAAAGAACAGTTGATAGCGGCTCTAAAGTATATAATAGTCCATCTGAAGTAAAGACAGTTACTGTATTTGGAGTAAAACGCCCCAATTTATTTGTAGCCGCAGATAGTGGTACTGCAAATACAACTACCGGGATGACTGAAGAACCAGATATACCTGCTGAATTTCATCATACTATAGTTGCCAAAGCTATACAAAGAGGATACGAATTAGATGCTCAAACTTTAAATGCTGCTACATATTGGGAAAGGCAGTTTGACAAAGGAGTTCTAGAGGGCAAGAGACATGCAAATACAGGAAGAGTTCAAAAACCAATAGTTAAACTTCATGGATTTGAACCTACATCATACCCAAGTAAAGATAAAGATGAGTCATGACTGAATTAACAGTAACGACTCCTACTTGGACTGAAACATCTATATCAGTAGCGTCTATTACAGAAAAATATGAATATCCAGAAGGAAAAAGTACTTACTGGGAATCAACAACAACAACATGGGGAAGCGGAGATACGCCGGTAATTTGGATTGGTATGTCTGAAGTCGTCCCATATTCGGAGGCAGACTAATGGCAGTTGCAAAAGAGTTACATAAATATAACGCCAGTGAAGCTTTAAGTTCTGAATATGCATCTGCATGGACAGAAAGCTCAAGGGGACAAACATGTTCAAGCGGCACTAACGATGAGATAAACCTTGCAGTAACAACGGGGCATACAGTTTTGTATGTCTATTGTGATGAGCTTTGCTCAATAGGTTTCGACAATACAAGTGGTGACGCTAATGGGAACGATTCACTTAGAATTGAATCTGGTAAAACACACAAATTTTATATTCCTAATGGTGCTACATATGTTCATATAGAGGGGCAGGGCGCTTCGGGTAATAAATATTGCTACGTAGTAACAGGATAATATTATGGCAGACAAACTTAAATATTTAGAACGAGAAATTTTAAACAAGGTATTGAATACCGCAGAGACTGCGTTGCAAGTAGATATTGTAGCAGGCGCTGAGTACGCTGAAGATTCAGCTCATACTACTGCGGACACAGGTAGCTTTGTATTAGGTGTACGTAATGATACATTAGCCGCCTTAGGTGGAGCTGATGGAGATTATGTTCCGTTTCAAATGAATGCTTCTGGAGCTTTATATGTAGAAGTATCTTCATCATCAGGAGATGGAGCAATATATGCAGATGACGCAGACTGGAGCGATGGTAGCTCTAAGCATGTTCTTGTTGGTGGTGTTAGAAATGATACACCAAATTCTATTACAGATGGTGATACAGGCCCAATAGCATTAGATGCTGATGGGGCTGTTCATATATCAGATGGTGGTAACACGATAACTGTAGATGGTACTGTAACTGCAAATCTTTCAGCGACTGATAACGCAGTATTAGATGCGATGGTTGTTGATTTGGCAGCTATGGAAACATTGTTAACTGCAGCGAATGTAGACCATGCGGCTAACGAGGTTTTATTAACAGGAATAGATGCTGATACTAATGCAATAAAAGTTGACATGGCGGCTATAGAAGTTTTACTAACAGCTGCGAATGTTGACCACGCTGCTAATGAAGTATTGTTGACAGGAATTGACGCTGACACAGATGCTATAAAAACTGATATGGCAGCTATTGAAGTTCTTTTGACAGCAGCAAACGTAGATCATGCCGCTAATGAAGTTTTACTTGGTACTATAGATTCAGATACTAATGATATAAAAACTGCTACTGAATCATCAAATACACATTTAGGTAATATGTTTTATGATACTGCGCTTGCAGTAACTCCTTCTGATGGTTCGGATTTAACTGGAGAGCCTTTTTATGCTGTCTATGTTGGTACTGGTGGAAACCTTAAAGTAGATATGTCAGATGGTGGTGCTGCTGTAACACTATCTAATGTTGCGTCTGGTCAATTACTGCCTATAATGGTTGAAAGAATTTATGCTACCGGCACAACAGCATCAAATATTATAGCGTTTAAATAATGATTACATGGCTTAGAACAGCAGGAAACTTTTTAAGGTCAGTTTATGATGTTATATGGAATATAAATCAACTTGACTGGGAAGAAAACAATGT